ATCATAGCCCTGCGGAAGACCATTCTCGTCCAGAGGAAACTCACTCACAAAACGCTCGGCATCACGCTCAAGCTCAAAGACCTTAAGGATCTCGCTCGACACGTCACTCACGATCCCTCGCACAATATAAACGTGCTTCATCAACCGGCTCTTTTCATTCTTCATATAATCAGCATAACATTGATTATAAGATATTTCAAGGGATTAATTTTTGAATAATATCAAGGAGTTATATCGCAAGGATCACGAATAATGTCCCTTAATGCTTCTGCCATTGCATTTGGATCACTCGTTAACTCAAACTCTATTCCACATTCATTATATGTTCTTGCAACTACAGGATCTACAACATATGCAAATACCTCCCCATGAGTTAATGCAGAACACATATCAGTTTCCGTTATTCTTGGCTCTCTATAACTTTGCCCAGCTTCATCAGTAAACAATATAATAATCCTTACTGCATTCTCTCTCCATCCAATACGTAACTCATCATCCATCCCTAACATATATACCGCATCATATGAAGGTTCACTTCCTCCTCCAATGCCAAGAAAGCTTGAATTCAATATTGGATTAAATATAGAAAAAGGAACAAGACGAGTAACTACACTAACTTGTCCGTCTATGGAACCCGGCACCAATACAAGTCCAAATCGGAATGATGTATCTCCACTAAACGTGCTTGTAAAGGCGTCTGTAGCCCTTTTAACGGCTGCTATTCTTAATGCCATACTACCAGACGTATCTATCGCATAAACAACGTCAAAGCCCTCTGAGGGAAATGGAACGCAACCCGTAGAACTTAACACGCCGTCAACACAACCATCACAATCATTATCTATGTCGTCACAAGCGTATGTCCCACTCTCTATACGAGGAGGAATAGAACCTATGCATTCATCCCAATAGCCTTCATAACATACTTGAACACCACGCTCACATGGAGGATTTAATACTTCTGTCGCACCTAAATCTCTATCGTAACACCAACGAGATACTGGACCACGACTATCTCCGTCAATCGTTCCATCACAATCGTTATCAAGATTATCACAAACTTCTGGAACACATTCTATACGAGTGCAATGTCCTATAATGCATCCATATCCAGAGCTCGGATATCCACATTGATCATCAAACTCACATACCGCACCAGTAACATCGGTTGGTCTACAAACTCCAAAACGACACTCTTCCGTGTTATAATCACACGCAGGACTATTACCACAATTACATTCATTTAAATTACAACGATCAGTTATAGTAAATGGACAAACGTGGTCGCACCCTCCGCAATTGTTAATGTCGTTATCAATTCCACCATCCTCACTACATATCGTGCCAGCATCGGGAACATATGTTCCGGCATCCAATACGTCAGTTGTTCTATCGGTACAACCAACAAACAAAACCACTAAAAATATTAAAACCTGTCTCATATCGTTTATAATGAGACAGGTTTCTTTAAATTTATAAGGTATATTCAGCTATTCTTTTCTTCTGCTCGCTTCTGTGCGTTTTCAATATGACGCCGAATGTCGTTTACCGCCCACTTAGCGGTGCGAAGATACCGGCGACGACTGTGGTAAAAAGGAAATGCACGATCAACGCCGCCCTTCGCCATAAGGCGAATAGCATTTTCAATATCTTCCTTAAGACGGACAAGTTCCGGTCCAATCTCAAGCATCTGTGACATAATAAGGGCAGTCTTTTGTGCCTTACGTTCGGCTGCTTGCTCCTTACGAAGCTTCCATGCCTCTGCCCGTTCTGCCTTAACTACCGCACGCTGTTCCGGCGGAAGGGAATTAAAATGCTCACGGCGACCTCGGTCAAGTCTCTTGCGGCGTGCAAGCCTCCATTCCTCACGGTCTGCAAGTAGCGCCTTATTAAAAGAGGAACCATTGTCGTAATAATTGCTGATTAGATTATAACTGACGTTATATAGTGACCAGACGCTATCCTCCTCAAACCAAGTCTGTCCATCATCCACGGAAAGATGAACCTTGGTGCGGATATACCGACCCGCCTGTCCCTCGGAGGGTGCCGTCCACTTTAAACGATAATTGCCATAGACAGTCTCGGTGTCAGGCTCGGATGCAAAAACACGCCAGCCAGTAATAGTATCAAAACGATGATGGGGAGGATTATACTTGCTCATATGTTTTTATCATATCATATCGAACAAAAGAATTAAACAAATATTTTTGGCTTATTTTATAAGGGTTTTAAGAACTCGGCTTTAATAAGCATCAAACGTTCATCAAGCAAGCAAGGAATATAGTTTCCATCTGGAACATACTTTCCTTTTATCGTTGCACTAAACCGTTCTAACTCTTTTCCTTTTATACTTTCTTCAAGTTGCAGAACAACCGAATTCGGCTCAATAAAAGAATATTCTTCTAAATCAGGCTCAATATCTCTTGTGTTAATATCGGATATTTCATCGTAACATATGCTCGCCCATTGTCCTTTTTCCGTTTTCTTGACGAGAAAGCCATATGGGGCGGCAACATCAAATGGATGAAATCTACCGGTGCGTCTTATTTTGAATAATTTGCCCATTGTTTCTTAAATAACAAGGTTCTACAATTAATACTATCAGAATTCAATATTGTTGTATCAAAAGAAAAAGGACCGGCATTTCTGCCGGTCCCTCTTCAGATTATCCTACGTTATTTTCAGATAAGATTTAGATCGAGAACTGTAACGGTTCCGTAGAAGTCGTTACGAACCATTCTCTTGCCGTATCTCGTCATTACGCCCTTACGTGGGGTGAAGTCGTCTTGAGCGTAAATGACTGGCGTGAGGATTAGTGGAACGTATGGTGCGTATATATAACCGCTCTCAAGGAACGTATTGCCCTTAAGACCAACAAGGATCTTGTTAGCTGGGAAATATGGATCCTTATAGACTGTGTAACGGTTATTAAGCGTACCAACGGCTTCTGCGCCTACGGTCATGCTGTCACGTACTTGACCATCGGAGTCAAGACGGTAAGCTGGCTTGTAGGATACAAGATGCTCAAGGATCGTGCAAACGTCTGGTGACGTGACAAGGAAGTTTGCAGAACCACGAAGCGTCTTCTTGTAGATCGTGTTAGCAACGTCAGATACTGTCTCGATAAGGGTTTGATACCATTCTTGAATATTGACGAATGCCATTGGGCCTGGGGAGAGATTGGAGCTTTGAAGAGCCTCTGCACCCGTGAGCTTATTGACGATCTTGCCTGGAGCTCTGGACCAGTAAAGGTTTGCTGCGCCAGCTTGTGTAAGAAGGTCGTTAAGGATTTCACGGTCGATCTCAAGCGTGATCATTTCGGAGAGGATGTTCGTAAGTTCTACTTCGATGTCGATTGAGTAGAAAGCCGTAAGGTCTTGTGCCATTTCTGGTGACCAACGTGCTCTGAGCTTACGGGTCGTTGCAGTTACTGAGGTTGATTCGATGCGGATATCAACTTCTGGGATTACTGGAGAAGCTGGGTTAACTCCGAAATCAGACTCGAAGGATGGAATCGTAAGCGTTGCGCCGGTTCCAGCGGACGTGTCAAGTCTGTCAGCTAGAGCTGCGGATCCGGATACGTATCCTCCGACGCCTGGGACGGCTCCGGTATTGCTAATTTTAAGCACAAATAGAACGTGAGAACCGTTTAGTGGGTCTGGCGTGAAAAGGCTTCCATTCCAGTTACCACGACGATTAAGCTTACGAAGATTAAGGATGCCGGTACCACCTTGGTAGCTTTCGCCCCAGGCTACTGCACCATTAAGCGTAGAACCAAAACCGGTGATTGCAACTTGCTCAAGTGAATCTAGATCTGCGCCGGTGATGTTGCTAGTAATTGTAGATGCGCTCATGAACATAAAGCAGTAATCAAGTGCGCCGTCAGTAAGATCATTTTCAACCTTACCATCGTAGTTAACATAGCGAGCATTGAAACCAACGAACTCTGCTGCTGTTGCTACGGTGTCTGCTGCTGTCCAAGTCGTTCCTGCTGCACCCCATGCACCTACGTCTGCATTTGAAGCAGAGAGGGAGATGGAGTTCTTGTGAACCTTGGAGTAGCCTGCGCCGACGAGGTCATACATGCCGCCAGTTGCAAGGGATCCGGAGCGCACGCCAGCGCCACGTGGGTTGTTATATACTGATTGACCATCTGCGTAGGTTGATGGGGTTCCGCCAGAAAGGTTTACGCCTGCGTTGCCACCGACGTTGTTACCGTAGGTGTAATCGAGGTAGAACAATAGACCGGCTGGAAGGCTCATTGGCTGAACGGATACGATCTCGTTAGCGATAAGACCAGCGAATACTCTACGAACGATTGGGAATGCAACGTTGGTGAAGCCAACTACTTGACCAGAGGAAGCAAGACCTGCGCCGCCGGTAGAAAGTGAGTTTGCGGTTTCCTTAAGAAGCTCTGCTGCTTGGTTTTCAAGAAGACGAGCCATATTGTCTTTGTTGACGCCCTTAAGTCCTTCAAGAAGACCCGTGGCTTGCCACTTCTTTTGAAGTCTTGGAGCATCGGCTCCAAGTGAACGGCGATGAACGCCTTCTGCTAATTGTGATAATGTAAACGAAGATTTCATTGTAATATACTCCTGTATTTTTTTGTTATTCGGCTTTTATCAGTCATTATTTCTCTTGATGTTAGCTAGGATCTGCCATTTCTCAAACGTTCCGATTACTGGTTCAGAACCATTCGAAGATGCAGCTCTGGTTACGCTCTCATTGAGGCGTGCGCTGCCAGCAGTCGTTGGCTTTGATGCCGAACCAACTACAGGAGCAGTGTGCGCTGCTGCTGCTTCATCAAGCTTTTTAACAATCTTTGTGTAGATTTCCTTGGCTTCTGTGATTGTTGAAGCACGATCAAGGTGCTCTACGATTTGTTGCTTAACCTTACGGCTAAGATCTTCTCTCACAAGGAACTTGTTAAGATAAACAAGCTTGGAGAGGAAAAGGTTTGTCTCTGCCATTTCCTTCTTAAGTGTGGCAGTTTCTGCACGCTTTGCTTCTGCAAGGCGACGTGACTTAATTTCACGGGAGCGGGACTCGAGAAGAGCCTTGCGAACACGACGAGATTCCATCATTGGCTTTGCCATTTCTTTCATCTCTTCTTCGCCTTCTTCGTCCGTAAGAAGCATTTCTTCTTCTGAAGAACCAAGTTCTTCGTCTTCTTCTTCTCCAGCGGCAGACATATCAAGGTCAACTACTTCTTCTTCGTCGCCCATCTCTTCGCCTTCTTCTTCGCCTGAGAACATAAGATCTACTTCTAGATCTTCATCTGCGAGTTGTTCTTCAACTTCATCTGGAAGTTCAACAGAAAGAACCATATCTTCTTCCATGCCTGTGTCCATCATTTCAAGAAGCTTCTTACGAGCGGCTTCTTTGATTGCAGACTTTGAAGTTGCCTTCTTGGAGGCGGCTTCTTTACGGATCTTAGCAACTGCTTCTTTAAGAGCTGCTTCGCTGATCTCGAAGTATCCGGAATCTTTAACAGCGGCTGGAACTTCGCCAGCTTCTGGTTTTTCGTGTGCATCAAGCTCGTCACGAAGAGCTGCTTCTACTTCTTCAAGTAGAGC